ATCAAATACGCAAGCAGGATAAACGACTGTAACATCTCCAGGACCTGGAGATGTATCGGGAAGTTGATTTACATCAAACTTCCCTGTGAGTTTTCTAACTGTATATCTTAATCTAGCTAAGTCCCAGGTCGTCATTTTATTGCCTTATGCTGTTCTTAGATGCTCTTCAATAACAAATTTTCCACGCGCAACGGTGTTATGATCTTTAATGGGATTGCCTCTTTCATCTTGAAGAAAAGAAGCTTTTTGCACGACAAATCTTTCATTAATCCACCTTGCAACTGATAAAGGAATGACATAAGTTTTATTATCCTCCATTACTTCATGAAAATATTGCATACCTTTGTAATAAAGACCTGAAAAAGGATGTGCAACGCCTGGGGCTTCAATATTTACAAATGTTCCACGCACTTTGTAATCAGTTTCAGGAGTCATTGCCTCAATGGAATCCTTATGTACTGCCGTTTTATTTGCTCTCTTATGGATTAGTGGATAACTTTTTGTCTCTGTATGTACTGCTTTTGCCATGATTTGCCTCCTAAAATGGTATTTCAACGGTTGAATTGTTAAGGAAAGTATCTGAAATTGTACTCTCACAAAAATTATTATTTGCTTGCCATTGCAAAATTGTTATTGGCGTGGGTCCTGATCCCATAGGTATCACTTGCGCCTGAAATCTTTGATCGGTTGCAGATACCCAAGGATAAAAATTTGTGCTATCAACTTGTATGCCAGGAGGTACTTGAGAATATTGGCAGCTAAAAGTTGTAGGTGATAAAACTGTAACACTCACTTGTTTATTATTTAATTGTTGCATTCCATATGCTTGAGGTACGGTTAACCTTACAATTGCACCCGTAAATAAACCATGAGCAATTGTTGTTGTTACAACTGCTGGGCAAGCATTTGTTATATTGCTAATAGAACTCAAAATAGGAGTAAAACTCATATTTTCCTTAAATTAAGGAGGGGTTTCCCCCTCCTATGATCATTACTGATCTGCTCGCCATGCAGTCCAAGCAAAAACATCGCCTGCAGTCACACCAAATACGGTAGCTGAAGGTGTATTTAAAATACTTGATCCAACAATGAAACCTTGAAATGCAGTGTTAATCGTTGCATCGCCAATTAAGTCATCATTGAAGTTTGCAGGTGTTGCAATTGTTGGGCCGGCACCAATTGGAGTCAATGTTGCTGGTGTAAATGGAACAGAACTAGAAGCAGGCCATGCAAAAGCAGTGAATGCACTAGAATCTATACCATTATTCAGCGAGAATGCTCCAGTTGTTCCACCAAGAGTAACTTGGTTTCCGCTTACAGCTGAAATAATACCTTGCAAGTTATTCATTTGTGTCATTCCAAAAGCAGAAGGAACACGAAGTCTAACTTGCTGACCAACAGTCAATCCCAAAATTGAAGCGGATTGATTTAATGTCACAACAGCAGGATTTGCCGCGCTGATATTAACAATCGTTGCTTCTTGAGGAACAAAAAGTGGAGGAACATTCACTAATTGCACTTTAAATGTTTCAGCACCGTTAGTAAAGTTCGCAGTATTCAGCCATCCACCATTAGCAATTGTGAAAGTTGTAGTATTCACAACAGTATTAACAGTGAAAATCATACCACCCAATTGCTTGTTGACACTATTACGAGTCATCAAGATTGTAGCTCCAGGAAATAAAGTAGCTGTTGATGAAATCGTGAAAGTGGCTGTTGCAATTGCTGTATTAGTACCTGAAATTTGAGGTCCTAAAACTAACTGAGTTGGAGAAGCTGCATGTCCATCATAAAGACTGATACCATTGCTAGTAACTCTTCCAATTGATGATGTTAATGCACTTGGTGTTAAAGCTTCTAACATTGTAAAAGGGGTTACAGAAGAAGCAAACTCCTGTTGCCAAATTGCTCGATAAGTCAAGTAGTTAGCACCAGGGTTAGTAACTGGAGGTCCACCCGCCATTGTTGTATTTAAAAGAGTCATGTTGATTAATTCGATTTTAGTCGGAAGAAATCCACAATTGACTTTTTCTGTATCTGGTAAAGATGATCCAACGGTAAAAGTACCTTGTCTCATATCGCGTCCTGGAAATGTCATAAATTACCTCCCTTATGAGTGTGTGCAGCGTAGGTTAAATAACCACGCATCGTTCATGAGCCGAGGCACTTGTGCCATTTTCCATGCACCAAGTTGCAGTCTTCGCAGAGGATCAGTTGGACCACCTGGAGGAGTGTAAATAAACGACGCAGTCGCGTTTGTGAGTTCAACAATCGCATAGGCTTCTTGACCTGTTACGAAAATATTGAAAATGTTGTTACCATTCAAAGATGCATTTTGTGTAATAGATCCTTTGGAACTATACAAGAAACGGATATTTGAAACTGAACCCCACTCTGCATTAAGTACGTTTTGATTAGATGGATATTGTGCTTGAGAAATAAAGCCTGTGACAGCTTCCAAATCATCAATTACACCTGTATTCATCATACCCCAAAACGCTTCACGAACAGGAGCAGTACCAAATTTCAAAGTTCCTTCGATATTATCGCTTATCATCATCGCATCGTTACCAAGCAATGCAAGAATAGTAGCATCAATATCAGAACGAGCAAGTTCTGTTGGCATATCACCGTTAACTCCACCTGTACAGTTAATAACTGATGCAGTAGAAGCCAACATATTACGAATTAACTCATCTTCAGTTTCTCTCATAGACTGAGCTAAAAGAGAAACAGTTTGATTCAAAACCGGATCCTGATTAATGAACATAACACTATCAGTAATAGTGACATAAGTTCCATAAAAGTCGAGTCTTGCATCAATGTCTACAGCGTTTAAAACTTGCCCAGGAGGTGTTAAACCTGAATCGGGAAGTGGTACTGTAGCTGTTTGTAGGTTTGTATAGCGTCTATAACGCGCAATACGACCGCTATTAGGCGGTAGTTCTTTCTTCATCGCCATTTGTTTATGAACAAGTTTTGGCATCGGTCTTGATAAAAGAACGTTGTCAAACCACTGTTGTACTGGTGGCGGAAGAGCATTACTTGTCGTAATTGTCATGGGTTCTTCCTAAAGTTATGCCCTTCTAGCATACTTTTGCGATTCTTCCCAAATCTGCTCTTTAGTCATCTTACTATACTGGTCTGCCTGTGATTTTAAAGAACCTGCGGCATTTGTGCTTGTGGGTCTTTGGGTATTTTTGAGAATCTTCTCAGCCTTTGGACTTGGGGCACCTTTTGTCATAGTTTCCTCATAGTTATCACTTAGCTTACCCAATCTATAAGCTGTCTCAGCAGGATTTTTGGATTGCTGAATCTTATATGCTAGAGCTGGGTCGTTTTTAATCATTGGAAGAGCAAAGTTTTCCATAACATAATTGTAGTCCTCATATTTGGACTGGCAACGAGTTTCGTCATCAGCGACGCGCTTTTTGCCATCATATTCAGCAAGCGACTCTTGAACCGCCTTTCTAGCTGTTTTTTCAGCCATACGGGAGGCGAGTTTTCTCGCTTGTTGAACCGTTAAATAATCATCTTCGGGTAAAGAGTCGAATTCGTCCGGCTCCTCCTGTACGTGTTGCACAGGGGCAGTATTGAGCTTTTGTTCAAGTTCTTCGATTCGCATTTTCTGAAACTTGAGGACTTCGTTTGCTCTTTCCCAATTGATTTGTTGAGGGTCAGGTTTTGTTTCCTGCGGCTCCGGTTTTGATTCAATTACTTCCGGCTCGTTTTGCTCTTCATTTGGCGTTACTTGCGCCTCTAATTCTTCTTCTGACATGTATGCGGCTCCCATACTTTAAGCCCGTTTAATTCTCCGACCATTTTTTCCGCGCATTGCGGGCCGTCGACGCTGTTTTTTATTGGTAATCTTATCCATTCTATGAAGATAAGACCATGGTAGTTATAACATCGGGTAAACCGAGGTTTTGACCAATCAACCATTAATATCGAATAATATTATCAAGGTTTGTAACCTTGGATAATTCTTTAAGGCTGCTAACAACCTCTGGGATAGGTTCGTTTTTTCCTTCCATAGCCCATGTTGGCCAGTCACCTGGCAAACTCCATTCTAAAGTCAAAATTCCTTTATCATTATCGACACCAAAACAAAGACAAGAAAGCATCATGGGAGGTTTATGTTTGAAAACCACCATTCTTTTCATCTTTATCACTTGTTGGTTACCTGGAAAAGGCTTAGCATGAAAAATAATATAATATTTTTCAGTTTGCTTTTTGCAATTTTCCATTTCGATAATTTCTTCAACGTCTTTCATCAGACGTTTAGTCATTGCTATTCGAGTTTCCCCTAATTGCTGACCTGAAGATATATAAGGAACACAAACCATTTATGCAATCTTGGTAAAATGTGAACGTTTCAGTTTTGCAGAATCACGAGAAATGATCTCACGATTATGTTTAACGTATTCGTTTCCTCTTTCACCATGTCCAGAATGTCCAGGATAGGTTTCTTTTCTCAAAAACACATCTGAATCAGATTCATAACCTTTATCAAAATGATGAGCACCTTCGATCATTTTTGGGCCACGATCTGGATTAGATCTCTTTTCATGAGATCCTTCTCTTTCTGCCTTATCAGGGCGTGTATTGTTTTCATGTGACATAGTATTCTCCTACTGTCAAATCAATATTTTAACTGCAAGATAAGATATAGCTCTTTTAGACGAGTAATTCAAGATTTTTATTGTTATTTTAGAAAATAGGGTGGATTATGAAGAAATCAAGGAGATCTTTATGACTGCTCCACTCTCAGTTAATGTTCCATCAGATACACAAGTAGAATTAAATGACAGCTGCAATTGCAGATGTTGCATACCTTTAAGAATTGGAAAGAAAAAGAAAAAAGATAAAGTTGATGATGCAAAAGAAGAAGGAAAAAGATTATCTAGAGAAAAATCTGTAGATGATCTTTACATAACGGTCATCAAGTCACACTCTGAGATTCATTTTGATAAATAATTTATCATTCATCTTGAGAATCATCTCCTCTTGCAATTGATTGGACTTCTTCTAGAATCCAATTTAAACCTCGTATCCAGTCAAAAAGATCCTCAAGATTTTCGGATTTTTGATATTTTTCTATAAATGTCTCATACGAATGCTTAGTTTCAGTTTCTTCAAATGGCCTGCAATGAAGATTATAAGAATTTCCATTTACCAATATATCTTTCACGATTTGATATATTCGACCTAAGTCTTCGATTCGTTCTCTTTTTGACATAGACCTTCCTTTTCTTTGCATCCAGGACATTTCCAAAAGTCTTTATTGGCTTGAAAAACTGGATCAGTGAATCCACATTTTAGACATGTAAGATAAATTATAGGTTTTTGTTTCATTATTTCTCTTTTGGAATGGGAATCCAAATTGCATTCTCAATTTCATCATGTCTAACAAACCACGGAATATCTTCCCAAATGGTATCGGGATCGTTTTTCTCTATCAAATATAAATGATGTTGATCATTTAAAATTACTTTTGATTTACATAATGATTTCATCAGTCTTCATTTCTGACATGGGCATTTCCCTTTATCAAGCTTAGGCTGTCGACAATATGGGCATAGTTTGACTTTATCCATCATAATCCCTCTGGAATCGGTGGTAATGGCATCCATGCTAAAACTTCGCTATTAATTCTATGGCACACAAAATCAGGTTTTGTTTCATTTTCGCAAATAGCCAAACGATCAATTGAATAGTATTTATCTCCTACTGCAAATGGCAGCCCATCTAAATTTTTACACATACAAACCACATCTACATATAATTCAGGCAGTCTTTTCTTAACATCAATCCATTCAGTCATCTTTACCTTAAAGTTTACTTGTCCTAGCGACTCTCTCAGCGGTAATTCTCACATACATATCATCGACATCTTCGATCTTTTTAATTCTCCATCCCCAAAACAAAAACGCATTGGAAACAGCTTCTCGTTGATATTTTACAGTTATTAATGAAAATGTATCTATCAATCGAATATCTCCTGATCAGCAATCCATGTCGTTACATATTCGTATATGTAATCATCAATTGCTAATGTTTCAACCATAATTTGATTGGTCGCAATCCAATCTTCTAAAAGTTCGCACATATATTCTGTCAGCTGTCTTTCTGTCATTTTCATGTATCTTCATCCGTTTCAGCCATAGGTGTTTCAAATAATTCTATATCATCAACTTCGGGCTCTTCAGGATGATAATCTTCTAATATAAACTGAACCATTTTTTCTTTAGCTTCTTCTTGTGCAGTATTAGCAATCTGAAATTCTTTTGGACTTGGCTCAGGTGATTGTCTTGCATTTAATCCTGTAAATAATGGCTCATGATTAAAAACATTTATAGGCTCTGAATTAACACTTAAAGGCCTTCTACGAATAAAATCGTAAGATGGCTGTAAAATTGGTTGCACTCTTCGAAAGACTAAAACTATTTTTCTGTCTGTGATTTTTTCCTGATGGACTAACTCAAATCCTTCATCCTCTTTTTGATTGAGTATGTCGATTTTATCCCATTGAGTAGCAATTGATACTTGAATATTTGGATCCCACATAAAACACTCCTTGGTTGATCCCAAGGTAGGATTTTAACCTACTCCCCATATTTTAATCGAATAGTGCTCAACGAGCTTCTTGGGAAATTGATATTTTACCGATTATCTATAAAATAATAAATATTTAAATTATTTTATAGATGGTTGTGGTTGTTTATATTTAGATAATTCAGATTGGATTTTTGCAAGCTCGATTTTAGATCCTTCCATTTCAGCCAAATGTAATGCATCGCTTTTATCCATCGATTTTTGACGCTCTTGTAATTCCATCATGAATTTTGCTAATTTCATTAAATGGTTTTCATCCATTTCTTCAATTTCTTTCATAGCTTTTGCATTTGCTAGTGCAGCATTTGCTCGATCTTGTACTGCCATAGCTTCATGATGTTCACCAAGTGCAATATTGGAGAATGTTTTAGCTTCTTTTTCTTTGGCAGATGCAAAATCAGATTGAGCTTTAGCCTCTAAGCTACGTGTAAGAATCTCTTGTTGTTCCATTGCTTGCTGAGTTTGAGCTTGTTGAAGTTGTGCTTGTTCTTGCGCTGCTTTCTGTTGAGTTTCAACAAGACGTTTTTTGTCTTGAAGAGTAGATAATTCAATAATGTAATCATCTGGAATTGCAGTAGGCATAATTTGTTTAAGCTGTATAGC